ATGAAGATGACAACAGCATCGGGTAATTGGGCTATTGCTGATACTGTAACTGGTGGATCATCAGCAAAGACAGCCACTGTCGCTTATGTTTCAAGTGAGTTAGATTATTTGTTAGTGACATCACCAAACGGAGAATTTACAGACGGCGAAACAATTACAAATGGTAGTGGTGCAGGAACAGGAACAGGAACTTTGACTCAACACGATGCCACAGTATATGGACATCAATTTTTAGCACCACAATCAAGTTTGCCAACATTTACAGTAGAAATTGGATTAGCAGACAAAGCATATCGATATACAGGTGTGAGATTTAAAGGATTAGACTCTGTGGCTCAGAGTGATAATATAATCACTGCTGGTATTTCAATGGTAGCCCGCGCACAGTTTATTCATGCTAGAGTTAAAACTACTGTATCAGCTGTTGGAACACCAGTTGGAATTACTGTTGATCAGACAACAGGATTAGTGGCTGGAGATATAATTAAAATTTATAGACCGGGAACTGGATTTTTAGACTTTAGTGCAGCAAGTACAAAAACACAAACATTAACATCTTTACCTAGTGAAACATCAATAGCTATACCAAATTTAGAAACTACTGTATTACCAGGAGATTTGATCATGCTCGCTCCACAAACTCCAAGCTATACAATTGACAGCGAGTTTAGTTGGATTGGTGGATCAGAAGTAAGGATTGGCGATGCTATCACAGCGACAGTTGCAGCCTCGGCCACTTGTATAGAGGACTTTGAAATTGTTTTGATGAATGATACAGAAGATAGATATTGTGCAAATGGTGTAAATGTATTAAATAGATTTCCAGCAGCAACTTATCTAAAAGGCTTAACAGGAAATGGAAGTTTAACAAAGACTTATACTGACGATACATATATTGATAGATTACGACATAGTACAGAAACAGCTATACAGGTAGTTCACACAGGAAGCCAAATCGGAACCACAGGCCAGTATTACCAAATTGATTGGAGATTACCAAAAGTAATATTTGATCCTTTCAATGCAAATATAAGCGAAGATGATTTACTTAATCAGGAAATGCCATTTAATCTTTACAATAGTTCAGATGATGGATTTACAATGAAAGCACTCTTGGTGACTGACGTTGCAGTTTACTAGAAACAAAAAGAGGGGCTTAATTGCCCCTCTCTATTTACAAGACTGATAGGAATATCAGGAAGATAAAAAGTATTATAATAATTAAACATCCGGAGCAACATCTTCTAGCTGATGAGTCTAAAAAAGAAGAATTGTCAGATTTATTCATAAAATTGCATTAAGAGTTATAATTAATTAATAACATATTTTCATTAAAAAATCAAATATATGGAAAAAGAAACCAAACTTTTTAAAAGAGAAAAATATAGTTTTAAATTGAGGTGTTGGCTTACAGCAAGAGAAATGAGAGAGATAAAAATGGCACCATACGAAGGGTTAGACTTTGATGCAAAAGAATTAGAAACAATGGTACAAGCAGAACTATTGGCAAAAATGCAAACCAATACAGAAAATAAAACTATTGAAAAATTTGTAGTAGAATTTAATGAAAATAGCGAGGATATATTGAATAGACTATTGGACTCTAACGATGAAATTTTAAACGATATAATGGAAGAGATAAAAAATATTAGTGAAAAAGAAGAAGAAGTAAAAAAAAAACCATTAATGAATACAAAAGACTTGTCAGAATCGGAAAAGGAAAGCACAATGAAAGAATAAGTATTGGAATGTTATGTGAACAGATGATGTGGACCTATCAGGAATATATGGATCAGCCAAAATGGTTAATTGAATTTTTGAATGAAAAAAGGGGAATAGACGCAAAGCATATTAAATATTTACAATCACTAAACAAGTAATATGGCAGACCCAAAACTACAAATAGTCGTATCTGCTGTTGATAAAGCTAGTACAACACTAAACAAAACAAGCAAGTCAATGGACAGGTTAAAATCAGCTTCTAAAATGGCCGCAACAGCAATTGCGGCAGTTGGTGTTGTCATGGCAAAAACTGCTATCCAAAGCGCGGTAAAATTTGAACAGATGCTGGCCAACATAAATACATTGTATGATGATGGGGGAAAATCTGTTGATAGATTAGGAGAGGGAATCAAAAAATTATTAAAAGTAATTCCAAAAGACGCTGATGACCTCGGAGCGTCTGCTTATGCTATTGTATCAGCAGGAATAAGCGACACGACAGATGCTCTTAATGTATTAAGATATTCCGGTGAATTGGCAGTAGCAGGTTTGGGTGAAACGGCAGAGGCAACTGACATTGTTACATCGGCAATTAATTCCTTTGGAATAGACGCAAGCCAAGCAGATAGTATTGCAAATTCTTTCTTTTTAGCGGTTAAAAATGGAAAAACGACGGTCTCTGAATTGGCTCGAGGTTTTGGACAAGTAGCCCCACTGGCAAATTCATTGGGAATAAGCTTTGAAGAATTGATAGCAACCACATCTGCCATGACTACTTCTGGTTTGAAAGCGTCAATAGCTTATACACAAACCCGTGCAGCCTTGTCAAATTTGATCAAACCAACGGAGGCGATGCAGATGGCATACGATAAACTAAATATTACAAACATACAGAGTACACTGACAAATGATGGATTGGTAGAAACTATGAGATCATTAAACAGAGTATCCGAAGAATCAGGAATACCATTAGCCGACATGTTTGGATCGGTCGAAGCCTTGAACGGAGTAATGATGCTTTTGGGTAGCACCGGAGATAATGCCAATAAAATATTTGCTGATATGACTATCAAGACTGGCGCGCTAGGTTCAGCTTATGAGGAAACAACAAAATCAGTAGCAAACCAATATCAATTATTAAAAAACCAATATACTGTTCAATTGATGGAACTAGGGACACAAGTATTACCAATGTTATTAGAAGTAATGAAAGTTTTAAGTAGCGCGATTGATAATATATCTATTGGTTGGGATTATATGACGACAGCATTGTCAAAGGTTATTTTAGCATACGAAAAAATAAAAAAGGTGGCAATAGAAGCTGTTCAAGCGATGCAAAAAGTGGCTAGTCTTATGCCAAGCGGTATAGGTGGAGCAATAAAAATAGGGGCGGCCATAACAGCACGAGCAGATGGAGGACCGGTGCAATCTGGAAAATCATTTTTAGTCGGCGAGCGTGGACCGGAACTATTTAATCCCTCAACCTCTGGGAACATCGTACCAAACCATAAATTACAAGGTGGTGGTATGACACTAATTGTAAACGTCGGCGGAAACGTAACATCCGAAAGAGATTTAGTAGATGTAATAGGCGACGCTTTGACAAAGAAAATGCAATTTAATCAAGCAATGGCGGGATAATATGGGATTATATTACTATATAAATTCAACTGATAGGAGCGGAGATGTAGAAGCAAACACATTCTCCAAACAAGGGCAGATACAACAACGAACCGATGTCTGCTCTTTTGATGTATTTCAAGGAACGAAACCAGAGGAGAATCAGGATTTGAAGATTTATGATGGGGCGACAGTATCAAGCCACGCAGGTGATACAATTGTTTTGAAAGACACCTATGAATTAGAGGTCAATGCTTTCCGTACAGGGCAGTTCATATGGCTCAAAATTGGCGATTCTAGCGTTGAAAAGGCCGAAGTGTTAACATACACCGAAAGCACAAAAACAATTGTTCTAACAGCAATTCCCGTTATTTCATTGAGTGCAGATGATCAGATAGGCGAACTTATATTTGGTGGGACAATCGCGCAAGTTCAAGATGAGAATATTGTTATTTTGGAAAAGATTATATATAAAATAACCGGTACTGACTATACCCGGATTTTTGACAAAAAAAGAATATCAGATACTTGGGAAGATGTTGATTCGAGATATATTATAAACGATTTTTTGAACACAACGGTAAATTATAACTCGACCATAGACAATCTAAGTTATACAAATGCAACCGCTATACGCGCGGAGTGGATTGAGTCGGGTGATGGGGACAATCCTAATGTAGATCTGGCAAATTTTTTGGAAGCGACATCAGCTGGAGTTTTTCCTTGGACTTTTTCAGGTGGTACAGCGTTGTGGTCCGCAACTCCGACAAGCAAGAATTTAGTGCAATTTTTTGGAGTATCATCAGGACAGCCTACAAAAGGATTTTTAATGTTATGGGGACAAACGACTGATCAGGCTAAAATAACCACTTTGAAAATACGACTTGGATCCGACAGTTCAAATTATGCTTTGTTTACTTTTGAATTAACAGACTCCGAGGATTATCAATATATGAAAAGTCGAGGAGTAGACGCAGTAATAACAGGAACCCCAGACTGGACATCAGCAGATTATTGTGACATTGAAATAGTGCAGACAGCCGATGGAACTATAAATTTAAACGGAATAAGAGTAAACGACGATAGTTCATTCACTTGTTTTAATGTAGAAAGCACAAATAACTTTGATGATTATAGAAGTCCACATTTAAGCCCGGCAAAACTTATCAATCAAATAGCCAAAGCGTGGGAGAGAATATGGTACATCGATTATGAGAGAGATATACATTTTAAAATAAAAGAAAACACTGTCGCCCCTTATGAAATAAACGACACAAGCAACAATTTTACTGATTTAAAAATAACAGTGGATACTTCGAGTCTAGGAAATAGAATCAAGGTTTTTGGTGGGGAAAAAATATCAGACTCTGAATATACCGAAATAAAAGAAGGCGACAGTGCAAAAAGAGAATTTAATTTGACATCAAAGTTTAGCGGTCTAGAGATTACTTTAGATGACAACACAGGTACAGATTTAACAGAAGCCGGAACCACGACAACCAACGTGACAGCAACGACTCATGGGCTAGTGACTGGCGATTATATTACCAATAGAACTAGAAGTAACGCAGTAAGAAAAATAACCTACGTAGATGATGATAATTTTACAGTCGAGGCGGTGACAGCACAAACTAGTGGTGATACTTTTTCAAAGTTTGCCACAACAAAAACAGCTGGAATAGAAGGTCTTGTCGACGAAACAACGGTCGACTATGTTTATAATTCAAACGCACAGTCAGTCCGCGCGACAGATAGTGAACGAACCTATGACGTAGGAGAATTTTTGAAGTTTACATATTTTGAAAGATTACCAATCAATATTGAATACACAGACTCCACCTCGGCCAATGCCTTGAAAGCGTTGGGTTTGGGAGATGGTATTTTTGAATTAGACCCTATAAGTGATAGAAACATCCAAGACGATGCGACAGCATTGAGTATGGCGCAAGCAAAGGTGCAAGAATTTGGAAACCCCATTATCACAGGAACATTCAGGACTGACCAGAAAGGATTAGACACTGGACAGCTTTTGACAATTGTAGAAACAATAAACAGAAATATAAGCGCGGAATATGTGATCCAGACAATCAGGACAAAACAGAAAGAGGGGAAATTCAAAGATTACTTAATTTTTAATGTTCAGTTTGGAACCACGCTTTTTGGGTGGATCGAGTTCATGCAAAAACTTCTGGCCAATGGAGAGGATGTGGAATTAAACACTGATAGTGTGGTGCAGACCTTTGCAGTATCTTATGAAGATGTAGAATGTGCAGATGTTAATACCGCTACGCTGGGTGGCATTTTGGTGGCCGAAGAAGATGAAGATGTGGAATGTAGTGAGGTAAATGCCACTTATAAAAATGCAAATAATTGGAAGTTCGAGCCAAGCACCGGGCAACCAATAGCAACGAGATTCAATCTTGCTTCTTTTGGATAACTTAAAAATGTGGTATAATAAATATATAGAACTCCGTAGAGAGTCATAATAATTGACTCTTTATGATTAAAAAATCCGATATCGAAGTAGCCAAAAAAGAAAACCCAAAAGCGTGTGGAATACATGTGCTTAATGTTTGTGAATCTACATCTCGCCGAGCTAAACATCTTAATTGGCTTATTGAAAAAGTAATAAAAGAAAGACATAGACTTATAAAAGCTGGACAAAATACTGCAGAAAATCTCCACGAAAATTGGATGAAATATCACTGGTATATCACACAGCTAAATAAACACTGTTTGAAAAGACGATATGTGGTTCATAACGTAACCACAACAGTCGGGCGATCCGTAATAGCTCAAAGATGGGCAAATACCACAACCTATACTGGAATTGTAAACTATGGAGCGTTAGGATCTGACTCAACCGCCGCTGCCGAAGCTCAAACAACACTTGGAACGGAAGTATACCGCAAGGCTCTGTCATCAGGGACATACTCTAATAACATCGCTTATTTAGAAAACTTTTATAATGCTACAGAAGACTCAGGGACTTATGAAGAATATGCCTTTTTTATTGATGGTGCATCCGGGGCTGATACGGGTGTAATGCTAAACAGATTTACTCAAACAGTCGTAAAGAGTAATACAGAAACTCTAAATGTTCGCAGTACCATTACGGTAAGCGATGCTTAAAATAAAAAAATATGAGTACCAACATAACAACCCCAGTAGTCGCCGCCGATGATGACATCCTCGCAGCCGATTGGAATGCAATGAGAGATGATATAATCGTCAATGCCGGTGATTACGAAACAGCCGGGGGAGATGGCGACACAATCACTTTAGCAATAGACTCGTCAATATCCGCCTACGCAGCCGGGCAGAAATTTAGATTCCAAGCCAATGCCGCCAATACAGGTGCGGTGACTTTGAATGTCAATGCGATCGGGGCAATAGCGGTAAAGAAAAATCACGATGAGGCACTTGTCGCAAACGATATTGAAAGCGGACAAGAAGTTGAAGTGACTTATGATGGGGTGAATATGCAGATGCAATCACCAACCGCACACCAAGAACACATAATTGGAACGCTTAATGCTGGTGAAACAATTGCTGGTGCAACTTTACCAGTAGCAGTTTATCAAGATACAACAGACAATAAATTATATGCTTGTGATGGAAATGATACTGCCAAATTAAAATTTATTGGTTTTGCAATATCAAATTCTACTGATGGTAATCCAATAGCATTTCAAGGCTCGGGGATTGTGAGAGGGTTTACTGGATTAACAGAGGGTGTAAAATATTATGTTCAGGATGACAAGACCATTGGAGTTATAGCAGGAACTTGGGCTATTTTAGTGGGTGTTGCAATAAGTGAAACAGAATTGTTAATTGAAAAAGATAATTATAAATTGAAAGGACAAGCTGGAAATGAACAAATTATTGGATTAGAAACAGACCAGACTATTTCATCAACAGCTTATACAAAAAAAAAAGATGCAGAGGTACACTTTTCTGGTAGAATCAGAGTTAATCACCAAGTCTATGGTGGCACAGCAGGTGTAGCTCCAATTTTGAGTAAGGTTTATGTAAATGATATAGCAGTAGGAATAGAACA